AACTGGTGTTGTTATCACCACTGGGGGTATTGCTGTAGTTGCTACTACATCTGCACTGCTTGCTAAACCATTCGCTGACATTCTTCTGAAGGTAATCAAACCTACAGTGAAGAAAGTTCTGAAGAAGGTTGCTGCTATTCGGGGTAAGAAACCAAAGGTCGAGTCTGTAACGGAGCGCCGAGGAGAGCAGCGTCTTCGGAATGAAGCGATTGCAAAGCTTCGGTCTGTTGCGGCGAAGAGTCAGAAGAAGAAGAAATAGAATGTCTATGCTGCTTGACGGTATTAACATTGTTAACTACCACATCAGCACACACTTTATAGTAAGGACTTCTAGGATGAAAAGAAATTCCTTGCTGCATTAAAGTTCCACAATTCTTAAGTCTCGCAATCTCAAAGTCCAATCTTTTATTGGCAGTTATTTGTTGCATCATTGCAATGTTAGAAGCAGCTGCTTCTTTACATAACTCCTGCAGTTTCTTATCGGTAGGTGTACTCCAGGTCATAGAGAAACCTACACCTAGACTGTAGTTATCTTTCTGTCCAGTACGTGTTCTCTTATGGAAGAGGATGTCCCCAGGGTTATCAATTATGCCATCCCCAATATCATTACCATTATCATCGAAGGCACCGAAGTTATCACTGATATCGTATACTGGATCGTTATAATAATCTTCGTATGGTCTGGAAGCAGACGCACTTCCTGTTACATATGGCGTGAAGTTACGAGTGGGACCTTGACATTGAATCCCACCGCCATATGTGTTAGTAATATACGGTCCTTGTAAAACCTGAATAGCTTGGTTCGTAACCGAGCCAGAGCTATTTGCGATTGGGGATGCTGTTGCACTTACACCCCCCACAGTCTCGGCATTTACAGGGGCAGTTACACTTACAGCTAGCGCAGATAGACATAATGCTTTTATTGTGAGAAGATACTTGTTGTGTCGGTTATGCTTGTAACCTCTGTTACTCTTTCTATGATCGTATGATTTTGTAGTCCTGGTCCGTTGTAAGTTTCTGTAAACTGGAACGCTTGTCCTGGTGTTGTCTGTGTGAAGCTTGGTTTTGATCCCACTCCTGTCCATGTTGAATTCACTCCATCTATTGTTACGTTGGTATTAGAAGTACCAGGGGAGAGATTCCCACTAGCACTAACACCTGAACCTGTGGCAGAATATTGATATCCTGTCGAGTAGTCCATGCTATTGATTGTTTCAGTTATCGTCTGCGAGGTTTCTGTATGACTCGTCATACTTCCCTGTGTGAAGTTTGGAACCACGGGGACCGCCAGAGCAGCGGCAGGAATAAGACTTACTCCCACCGCAGACATCGCAATATATATGATTGTCTTTCCAAAATGGGTCATTGCGAATCTCCATCAGTCGATAACAGTGATCTCACTTACGAATTGTCCTGTAGCTGTAGTACCAGCTCCACCAGCCGTCACGGTGAGAATACCTGCACTGGTTACAGTACCTGCTAGTGTGTCTTTTGTGCCAGCAGTGTAAGAAGTTACATTACTGAAGTTAGGTACTAGACCAGTAGTGGGAGCACTTTGAGGCACAGCATCAGCCTGTGTATAAGACTGACTGAAACTAAATGCTGTTCCAGCAGTGTCTTGGGTAGCAGCAATAGTTCCTGGGTTATATACACCAGAGGTGATAGTACCAACAGAAACTGTACCTGCAGTATTACCGTCCGTAGTATCGATATTACTACCTGAAATACTGAACGAGGATCCAATTCTTGTTGCTTGGGATCTGGCAGCGTCAACGGTAAGTTGAACACTTGAAGCATGTTTTGATACAAGTCCGCCTGCATTTGCTGCAGAAGCGGTCATCAGTAGCATTCCAAAAGTCAAAAAGACTTTTTTCATTTGATCTAAATTTTACCACACAGTTATTTAGCTTGACATGTCATGTTATCCGTGATACAATAACCCCAGTTGCTACCCAACTATGGTAGATGATTGGCGCTACAGTGACGACCGCATGGACACTCGCTCTAAAGTCTATGCTGTTCTCCTCAAAAGATTTGGCAGTGAGATCAAACCAGATGGCACTCCTGTACACAGTCAAAAAAGTATTGTGGAATGCTGTCATGACTGGGTATCTCAAGGTAACAACAGGACAGATGGTATAGTGGCATACTACCAGGCATATTATGCACCCAAACGTATTGACGCTACCTAGATAGTATGCTACCATAGGCACTGTCGCAATGAAAAAAATGATCTCACAAGCAATCGCTGTTGCTGGTCTCTCATTTATGATCCCAGCGTCACTTCCTCCAGTAGAAGGACCAGTGTCTATTCCTGTAATACAATACGAACCTACGTGGAAGTGTGAAGACTGCACTCCAGAGGAACAGTATGTATTGGCACAACTTCAGGAAAAAACAAAAATTACTGATAAGAATGCTCTTGCTACACTGATGGGCAACATCAAGCAGGAGAGTAAGTTCATCTCCAACATCTGTGAAGGTGGTGCTCGTGTCTCGTATGAGAACTGCCTGACTGGTGGGTATGGTTTGATCCAGTGGACTTCTCCTCACAGATACAGAGGTCTTGGCAATTTCTGTGCTAAATATGAATGTGATCCGAGCAGTGTATCTGGTCAGACTCGATGGATGATTAACGAACCTATCTTCCAAAGGTATCTTCCAGAGTTTGAAGGACGTGGATATTCTATCTCGCAATACATGGTTCCTGCTTACTACTGGTTAGGGTGGGGCATTAAAGGCAACCGTGAAATCTATGCCTATGACTACGAAGCTAAACTAAAACTAGTATGACATTCCCTGCACCAAAATATCTTAAAGACGATCCTTGGTTCGGACCTGCAACATTAAGCGAGACCCAAGAGATTTTAAAAGCAAGAATTGATCTTTGTGTTGCAGAACAACTCTTGTTGGTAGAAGAAGAGACTGGTATTCCAACTAACATCCACGAAGTCATGTATCAAATTGCCACTAAAACTGGTAAGACTACTACACAACTGGATCCACAAACTTGGATGTCTGGTTCTGGTATCAACTAATTTGCTTGACAGCACCTAGTCACTGTGCTAATATATACAGTGTTCAAGAGGTTGCAAAGTCTGTTGTTCTGGACAGGGGTTCGATTCCCCTCACTTCCATTGATGGGGGTGCCATGGTTTCGACAGGGCAAAAAGGTTGTAATTGTTGACGGGACAAAACCCTAGATGCAAACACATCTGATTCCGCTGCGAATAATATCGTAGCATTCTCCCGCAGCACCGTTGCTGCCTGAATGGGAGATGGGGGATAGGTTATCCTTCTAATCCAATAACTCTTGGGGGTGTGATGCCCCTTCTTTATGGGCAAGTAGCTCAGCTGGATAGAGCCACGCACTTCTAATGCGTTGGTCGGGGGTTCGAGTCCCTCCTTGCCTGCCAGGGCGATTAGCGCAGCGGTAGCGCACCTCCTTTACACGGAGAGGGTCGGGGGTTCGATTCCCTCATCGCCCATAGTATACCTATACTAATGAACAAAGAAAAAGTTAAAGACCAGCTACACGAGTTGCACATAGAGCTGGCATACATCAGAGGTATGTTGGAAAATGTTAGTAATCAAATGCAAGAACTGCGGGAAAGTGTTAGAGAGCCACCCAAGCAAAACCAGATGTTGCGGGTGTCCGAACCTTACGAGCATCCGTGGCACCAGCATATCAGGCAAGGATCTATCTCTGATAGAACTTGTATCGAGTCCCCAGAAACAAAAGAATACTACGAAGCTGTCACCGCAAGACTTGGTTTTTCAGGAGGAACGGCGACAACGCAAGGTCCGACGCATTGACTTTGAAGAACGATAAAATTATTTAACATCAATCATGAAAATTTTTCTAGACACAGCAGACTTCGGTGCTATCATCGAACGTTCTCGCACTGGCATCATTTCTGGCATAACAACAAACCCAACACTAGTACGTAAGCAAGGTGTAGACTACCGAGATCTTATTGCACAGTTGTGTGATGAGTCTTTTGCATTTGAATCTGTATCAGCAGAAGTCAATGGACAGACAGCAGAAGAACTACTAGAAGATGCAGAGAACTACATTGGTCTAGGTGAAGCAGTTACTATCAAGTTGCCTCTCCACATGGAGGGTCTGATTGCATGTAGAGATCTAGCTTCTCGTGGTATCAAGACTAACGTGACCCTGTGTTTCTCTGCTGCTCAAGCAGCTGTAACTGCTTTGTCTGGTGCCACATATATCTCCCCATTCGTGGGACGGTTGAATGATAATAGTGTCAGTGGTGTTGAGTTGATCCGTGCTATCTCTGGTCTGTACTGCTCACAGGGACAGCGTACCAAGATCCTTGCTGCCAGTTTGAGAGATGTCCACCATGTCTCCCGTTGTCTTCTGTATGGTGCTAGTGTAGTCACTCTTCCAGTTGGGGTATTTGATAAGATGTATAAGCACGTCCTTACTGATGTAGGACTGGATATCTTTGAACAAGATTTTAGGGAAATCAATGAAAGAAATTGAAGAAATGCGTGAGATTAGTGAGGAGGAGTTCCAAGCGAACTTCGATGCTTACATGGATCTCATTGAGAGTAAAGGTGAGCACTTCCTAGTCCGTCGCTCGGACGGTAGTGCAGTCATCGCAGCACCGATCACAGAAGAGATGGAACCGTTGCTTGACATTATGCCTACATTGGACTATAATGACGGAGTTGCTGGAGACCCTTCCTTCTGATGAAAATCCTTCTTGAGCGTTTCCCATACCGCTACGTCGAGTGTGGTGTGTTGGAGACTAATGGAATGCCTGACTTTCGTATCCAGAAAGCAGACGAGTACACCAAGCGGTATCGTGACATGTATCTTCTAGATAATCAGATGCAACTTCTGACTGCTATGGAAGACTTTGAATATACCAAGTGGTTGGATCCAGAAAACGTTCCCTGTTATGTAAAAGAAAATGTCAAAGCTATCTGAAGCAAAAGAACTAGTGCGCCAGGAACTTCTGGAAGCACTGCAAAATAAGAACGGTGGATCCGTTCGTGATCTCTTTGAGGTCTATGATAAACTTCGTGAACTATCACCTTGTGATGTCATTGAGTTTACTAATACTGACTCTGCTTACAACTTCCAGTTGGGATCTGACTATCTCTCTTCTACCAATGCAGAAACATTTGGTGTTGCAGCTGCAGGTCCAGTAGATTATATTCCAGGTGGTCTGGGTGCTGATGTTATCTCCTTTGGTGGTGATAACGACACAATTAGTCTTGGATAGACTCTAAACTTATCCTGGTGGAGCTGGGTAGACTTATCTGCTGGTCCAGTCTCGGTAAGACTATAAACTAGCCCTGGTGCGGGTGTTGCTGCCGCCTGGTTTCCAATTTCCAGTTAAAGAATTGGTGGCGAGCCTGTGCATTGGACTGACCTCCTACTGTGGACACTACACAAACTGTCCACTTGACAGATTTAACAAAGTCTGTTATCATAAATAAATGTTACAACTGTCACACTCACATAAGTATTAATACTTGTGCCAGTTGTAACAAAACGAGACACGTCGAGTCTCTATTCATCTGTGGGTAATCACTCCACAAGTAAACAAAGGTATTAACAAACATGATCAAATCTGTATTCGCAGCAACCGCTGCTCTTTCTGTCTCTGCTGGTGCTGCTTTCGCAGGACCCTACGTCAACGTGGAAACCAACGCTGGTTGGACTGGATCCGAGTACAATGGTGCTGGAACAGACCTTCACCTGGGTTACGAAGGTTCCTTCAGTGACACTGGTTCATACTACGTTCAGGGTGGCGCTACTGTGCTGACTCCTGACGGTGGTGACGCTGATACCGTTCCTTCTGGTAAGGCAGGCGTTGGTTTGAGTCTTACTGAAGCACTTGGTGCATATGGTGAAGTATCCTTCGTAGGTTCAGGCGACGAAGATCTTGACCGTGGTTACGGAGCTAAATTGGGTTTGAAGTATAACTTCTGATCTTGTAGACACATAGACATCTAGATGTTATACTGGGGGTGCGACGGCATCCCCTTTTTTTATGAAATTTGTTCTCAAATTCTTAACGAATCCAGGAACGTTGACTTCCTTTCTGTTGTTTGGAATGATAGCACTGATAGGGGCACTGCATAACCATGCTCACTACAGCATGGAAATGGATGCAGATAGTTACGTGAGACAGTGGTGTAGATCATCAGCAGAAAACAAAAAAATCTGTATCAGTTATGGTAGTTCGTATGATTAAAAAGTATTTGGGATTACTTAAAAAGATTCCAGAGAGACACTACTGGCCTATCTTTGTTATTGTATCTCTCTACTTCATCGTTCCGATGAGTGAGATTACAGTAACTCTAGGCGCTATTCTCTACTTCAAGTATGAGAATAAAGTTAGACCTGTGATTGGTAGACTTACCAAGAGACTACCTGACTGGTTGACATATGGTGGTAGTGTCCTATTCTTCCTGGTAATGATTGACGACACCCTCTTTTATGTGGTGCTCTTCATTCTGGCAATCTGGGGAGCGAGTAAAGCAAGTAAACCTGATCCGACTGATCAGGAATAATTATCAAAGGAGGGCTTGACACCCTCCTTTTTTTGCTATATACTATGTAAAGTTTCATTACAGAAGGTAAATGACTGTAACAACAGAAGACGGCGGACGCACAAATTTGTTCGCTAGAGAGCCTCAAATGTACGTCTCTAAAACTGACGCCGAACGTTATGGCTACGAGTCATATGCTGAAAGAGCCGAGAAGTTGAATGGACGCACTGCTATGGTTGGATTTGTTGCTGCTGTTGTCTCTTATACTTTCAGTGGCAGTGTATTTTTCTTTGGTGTCTTCGGATTCTGACAACTGAAATACGTCTGCTATAATGGTGGATAGATACTTCAGATATCGAAAACCAAATGACAAATCCTAATGCTCTCTATGAGGACATGCAAAAACTGGATGACATGTATGAAGAACTTCTCTGGCATCCAGAAGACGAGTTGCAATTCTCTCATGATGGAGAGAAAATTATTATCACCAACAAAACTTTGGAACTGAATGGAAAACTCTCTACTTGAAATCCTCACGTACTATGTGATTGGAGGTGCCCTTATCATTGGACCACCTGCAATCTTCCTAATCATTGCTATGATGGGAGCGATCCAAAATACGAAAGGTCGTATGGTTGGATACAAAGACCACAAAGAATATGGTGACAGTTCTATCTACGAGAACTCACCTTCGGATCAAACTAAATTCTATCTTACACTAGGAGAAAACTCATGAACGAAAACGCAGAACGCATCAACGGATGGGCAGCAATGCTCGGAGTCATCGCTGCTATGGGTAGCTATGCAACAACAGGACAACTCATCCCAGGTATTTGGTGATGTTATTTCTAGCAGCATCCATGTTAGTAGGTTTTATCTTTGCAGCTGTTCTTACAGGTGGTGATGTAGATGACGATGACGACATGGGTGGTGGCATGATGATCCCCGCTACCTACCCTGCAAGTTGAGTACAAATGCTCATCTTTTAGGGGTTGACGGAAAACCGCCCGCCTGTTATAATAAATACATCGTTAAGTTAAGAAACCAAAACATTTCTTAACGGTTCGTAACACCCCTAAAACCGAGACCTATAGGGTGTATAAACAACGTCTCTAATACCTCTGCCTAGGGCGCAGAGGAAATAGTAACTCCACCATTCCCTGATGGTCTTACTTTCTTTTCAAAACAATGGCTTCAACTCTTTCAAGGCAACAATCACAATCCTCGTGGGATTCTTTCTGCGAGTGGGTAACCTCCACCAACAATCGTTTGTACGTTGGTTGGTTCGGCGTACTGATGATTCCTACGTTGCTTGCTGCAACTATCTGTTTCATCGTCGCCTTCGTCGCTGCTCCCCCTGTGGACATTGACGGTATCCGTGAACCCGTCGCTGGTTCACTCATGTATGGTAACAACATCATCTCTGGTGCAGTTGTTCCTTCTTCTAACGCAATCGGTCTTCACTTCTACCCCATCTGGGAAGCAGCATCACTTGATGAATGGCTTTACAACGGTGGTCCTTTCCAACTGGTAGTCTTTCACTTCCTCATCGGCATCTATGCATACATGGGTCGTGAATGGGAACTTTCTTACCGTCTAGGTATGCGTCCATGGATCTGTGTTGCATACTCTGCACCAGTCGCTGCTGCGAGTGCAGTATTCCTCGTCTATCCTTTCGGTCAAGGTTCTTTCTCCGATGCTATGCCTCTTGGTATCTCTGGTACTTTTAACTATATGCTCGTCTTCCAGGCAGAGCACAATATTCTTATGCATCCGTTCCACATGCTCGGCGTTGCTGGGGTATTCGGTGGATCTTTGTTCTCTGCTATGCACGGAAGTCTCGTTACTTCCTCGCTTGTTCGTGAAACAACTGAAACAGAGTCACAGAACTATGGTTACAAGTTCGGTCAAGAAGAAGAGACCTACAACATCGTCGCAGCCCATGGTTACTTCGGTCGTTTGATCTTCCAATACGCTTCATTCAACAACTCCCGTTCCTTGCACTTCTTCCTTGCTGCATGGCCTGTTGTCGGCATCTGGTTCACCGCCCTTGGCGTCTCCACGATGGCATTCAACCTGAACGGTTTCAACTTCAACCAGTCCATCCTTGATGGTCAGGGTCGTGTGTTGAACACCTGGGCAGACGTTCTGAACCGTGCTGGTCTTGGTATGGAAGTTATGCATGAGCGTAACGCACACAACTTCCCCCTTGATCTTGCTGCTGCAGAATCAACACCCGTTGCACTCACCGCACCTGTTGTCGGTTGATAAATAACGTGGTATAATATGAGGGTCTTCGGACCCTCTTTTTTAATCTCAAAATTTACTATGGCAACATTCAACGTCACTCTTAAAACTTCGGAGGGTGAACACACAATCACCTGCGAAGATGATCAATACATTCTAGACGCTACTGACGAAGCTGGTATTGACTTGCCTTACTCCTGTCGTGCTGGTGCCTGTTCTACATGTGCTGGTAAGATTGAATCTGGTACTGTAGATCAAGGTGATCAATCGTTCTTGGATGATGATCAACTAGAAGCAGGATTTGTTCTCACTTGTGTAGCATATCCTACATCAGATCTAACTATTCTTACTGAACAAGAGGAGTCTCTATACTAATGTCTTGTAATCTTCGTCTACAAATTTTGGAATCACTTCGTGCTCAAGCAGAAGGAAACATTTCAAAAGCAAAAACAAACATTGAAGTTTACCTACACAATCCTGTAGGTATTGGTGAGCACCCTGACGTACTCGCTGCCATCCAAGAACAAGTAGATATTATTGCTCATGAAGAAGAGCGTATCGAAGTTCTTGACAAACATTTTACCGAGCATAATTAAAGGAACAAACAATGGTTGCTTCAACACTACAACAACAACGGAGGGGATGGTTTGATATCCTTGATGACTGGCTTAAACGGGATCGCTTTGTCTTTGTGGGTTGGTCTGGACTACTTCTTCTTCCCACTGCTTATCTTGCAATTGGTGGCTGGCTTACGGGCACAACATTTGCTACGAGTTGGTACACCCACGGACTTGCAAGTTCGTACCTTGAGGGTGCTAATTTCCTTACAGCGGCTGTCTCAACGCCTGCTGATGCTATGGGTCATTCTCTTCTTCTACTTTGGGGTCCTGAAGCTCAAGGCAGTTTCGTCCGTTGGATCCAACTTGGGGGACTCTGGAATTTTGTGGCACTCCACGGAGCCTTTGCTCTCATTGGTTTCATGCTTCGACAGTTTGAACTTGCTCGCCTGATTGGTATCAGACCCTACAATGCGATTGCTTTTTCTGGTCCTATTGCTGTATTCGTGTCTGTATTCCTCATCTATCCTTTGGGACAGTCATCTTGGTTCTTTGCGCCGAGTTTCGGTGTCGCGGCGATTTTCAGGTTCCTTCTCTTCCTCCAGGGCTTTCATAATTGGACGCTCAACCCCTTCCATATGATGGGAGTTGCAGGTATCTTGGGGGGAGCATTGCTGTCAGCAATCCATGGTGTCACCGTAGAGAATACATTGTATGAAGATGGAGACCAAGCAAACACATTCAAGGCATTTGATTCCACTCAAGAAGAGGAAACTTACTCTATGGTTACGGCGAACCGCTTCTGGTCGCAGATCTTCGGGATTGCGTTTAGCAATAAGCGTTGGTTGCACTTCTTTATGTTGTTTGTTCCTGTCATGGGTCTTTGGACATCTTCTATTGGCATCATTGGGCTTGCTCTTAATCTTCGTGCTTATGATTTTGTGAGTCAAGAGATCAGAGCAGCAGAAGATCCAGAATTCGAGACGTTCTATACAAAGAACATCCTATTGAATGAAGGACTACGTGCATGGTTGGCACCAGTTGATCAACCACATGAGCAGTTCATTTTTCCAGAGGAAGTATTACCTCGTGGTAATGCCCTTTAATAATGATTCTTGTTATTAAAACTTTCGCCCCAACCGTTAATAAGACATGATTAAATCACTCTTCAGTTTTATATTTGCTGCAGTGATGTGGGTGCAAGTCCCACAGTGGCAGGATGATTGGAGTAAGTGCGCTGTAGATGTACCTGATGTTCAATGTCATTGGTACATCACAGCACCCGATAGCACTATGGGTGAAGGATTTAGTTGGGCGAATGCCCCATGGTTCAGTGCAGAAGGTCTCCTAGATATTGGAGAACTTCACAACACAGTTCAATCTCTTCAAGGAGCATGATGAATAGTTTCGAGTTCGCACTTTACTTTGTATGCTTCGCTCTCATTGCAGGTGGTGCCTTCGCTATGATGTGGAGTAACATTCGATCTATTAACATAGAGATGAGTGCTCCTCCCAAACCAAAGCATCCAGAGGCACCTGAAGCAGGTGAAGAACTGATGTATGTAGATTTCTCTAGAGAAAAACTAGAAGAGCTTTACAAGAAAAACAAATAGTGGTATACTAGGGGTCTTCGGACCCCTTTTTTAATGTCTTACGAATTGATCCCGCCTAATGATCCCAGGTATTTTACCGAGACTTGTCCCAAACCATATGTAAGACACAACTATAGGATAGTCTTTTCCAATGGTCAGTCTGAATGGTATGAACACTGGGATGTGGTACAAGCTAGGTGGTTCCAAACACCAAACCAATTCTTATCTCACATTGAGGTTGTTGATCCGAAGAAGAAAGAAAAATCAGGAGGATTTGCGTGAGTGAGCACAACATGATGGACTTGTTTCCACTTGTAATACATTCTGTTTATGATGAAGACTTTGTAAGTGACGAGTACATCGAATACTTTCATCAATACAGAGACACGTTTCCGACAGAAGTTGTGAGTAATATGGGTGGTTATCAATCAGTATCTGATATCCATCAAGACGTTGACTTTATTCCTCTTGCTACTAGAATATGGGAGATGATAGAACCATGTTGTCATGAGATTACTGAACAGTTTTCTGCTAACGGATATCGTGGAACTCAATTACAACTAGATAATATGTGGTTCAACATTAATGGACCAGGGAATTGGAACGTAGCTCATACACATCCACACTCATTTTATTCTGGTGTGCTGTGGATTTGTGCTCCTGAAGATTCTGGTGATCTAGTATTCAGATCTCCCCATGAACATCAACTCTATGGATATAGAGACAGTATGCATACTATCCCACCTGAAACTGGTAGGGTAATTATGTTTCCTTCCCATCTTCTACACCAGGTTACTCCAAATAAAAGTGTAGAAGATCGCTATTCAATTTCTTTTAATCTCAATCTTAAAGTCGCATGAAAATTACTATCTACACCATTCCTGGATGTACCTACTGTACAAAAGTAAAAGAGCTTATGGTACGTGCTGACTTGGAGTACGAGCATTTCCTAGTGGGCACAGACCTGACTAGAGAAGAACTTGTTCGGTCTTACCCCTTGGCAAAAGGGTTCCCGTATGTTATTATAGACGGAGAACCAGTCGGAGGTCTGACCCAGACAGCAAAGTATCTAATGGATAAAGGATTGGTGCAATCCCGTAAGAAAAATGGATGATCTTGAGATAAATAAAGGTGTGGAATTAATGCTTCGCAGGAGGGCGAAACAACCTCCTCCACAAGAGAGGGGGTTCAAGATCAATCACAGTTTATCTCTCCTCAAAAAAGTATTTCAATGCAAAATTGAATTTACATGGAGGGAGGAGAGCACTACCTAACAGGAAAGATGCTATGACTACTGCAGTAATTCTTACATTCTCAACGATTTTAATGGTTTTATTTGGAATTGTTGGTGGATTAGTTGGATGGACAGCAAATGATTTCCTTTATGCATACATGAATACACGAGCAAACCTTCCCCAGCATCCAGAAATGTATGATGATGAAGGTATGGTTGTCAACGAAGAACTCTTATCAGTACGTTTTGTAGACGAGGAGGACCCTGAAGAGGATGGTTATTATTGATATGAATCAGGTTATGATTAGTAACCTGATGGCACAGATCAAACAAAGTGAACTGAACGAAAAACTGGTAAGACATATGGTGCTTACCAGTCTTCGTTCTTATGAGAAACAATACACCAAAGAATATGGTGAAGTTGTTCTAGCCTACGATAGCAGACACTACTGGAGGAAAGATCTGTTTCCTTTTTACAAAGCAAGTAGAAAGAAAGCAAGAGCAGAATCATCTCATAACTGGTCAGCAATCTTTGAAGTGCTGAACAAAATCAGAGATGAGATCAAAGAATTTTTTCCTTACAAAGTAGTAGAAGTCCACGGTGCTGAAGCAGATGATGTAATCTCTACACTCTGCAAGAACAAGGGACCAAAGGACAGGATTCTTATTCTATCTGGGGATAAGGATTTCATTCAATTGCAGAAATACCCAGGCATTAAACAGTACAATCCAATTACAAAAAGACCTGTTGCTAATGATGATCCCTGGCATTATGCCAAGGAACATGTCATGCGGGGTGACAAGTCAGATGGTATTCCTAATTTTCTATCTGATGATGATACTTTTGTGACTGGCGTTAGACAGAAACCAATCAGTCAAAAGAAAGTTGCTAAATGGATTGAGCAAAAACCAGAAGAGTTTTGTGCTACAACTCAACAACTGGCTAACTATCATCGCAATCGTAATTTGATTGACTTTGATTGTGTACCAGAAGAGATCGAGGAAAAAATCCTTGATGAATATAACTCGATAAATATCAGTGGAAAGAAAGTTCCTTTAGAATACTTTAAGGAACATCAACTGAACGATCTGTTGCAAGAATTCTTTTTTCGTAGTTCATCACCTTTTGATAAATGAAATTGTTAATTAATGAAGTGCTCCAGAAAGTGAGCAATGCAAAGACCAAACCGCAGAAGATTAAACTACTTCAGCAGTACAACACACCTGCTCTTCGTTCTATTCTAATTGCGAACTTCGACGAGAGCATCATCAGTCTGTTGCCCCCAGGAGAAGTCCCCTACATACCCAACGATGCCCCTGAAGGGACGGAACACACTGTCCTGGAGAAAGAGTACCGCAAACTCTATCTCTTCTTCAAGGGCGGCAGCAGCACCCTTAAGCAGTCCCGTCGTGAGGAACTGTTCATCCAGATGCTAGAGGGTCTCACAGAGGGTGAGGCAGAGGTGCTTGCTCTTGCCAAGGATAAGAAACTAGGCAAGCGTTGGAAGGTCACCAAAGCATGTGTCGAAGCAGCATTCCCATCTATCAATTGGGGTAATCGATCTTAATGGCTGATAAAGTTATAGTATATAAGAAAGGTTGTGATCCTTCTGAAGCAGAGGATAAATCTCTCCCATATATTGCGTACCTAGTTGAATACTCACAAGATGGCATGACAAAATTTGACATCTGTATTGCTAGTAAGAGAGTAGATCTTTTTGATCACTATTATGACATGTATAAACAAGATTTTATCAGGTTCACACAGACTGAAGGTAGGATCAACCCAAGACTCTGGACTGATCCCAACAAAGTGACTGATAAAAAATAGTAAACTGAAATTGAGCTTTTGATTACCAGGATTCCTAAAAAAATTCCCCGTAAAAAATTGCCTCAATAGGTGTCACACAATACAAGTTGACACGCCTAAATACATATGGTATAATAATACCATCGTTCATCCGAGAGATCGGACGCAAGTAAGTCGCGGAACGGAGCCGTTCATCCCATGCTAGAAATATTATTCTATAGCACACTAACTTGTTCTCAAACTGATGCTATCATGCTGAAGATTCAGAACAATGACAATCTTCACCACCAAGTTAAGATTGAGTTGGTTGATACCCTGAAGGATTCAGCACCTGAATGTCAATGGTATTGGGACGCAAACGACTAAAGGAACGGATTAAAATCCAACTACTTTAGGAGTACCTACAATGAACACCCTAACTATCATCAAGAAGCAGATCCAGAAAGCAGCTGCACTTCACGACGCACAGATCAGTCACGCCGCATATCGTGGTGTTGAGTATGATACACGTTGTGTGGAAAGCACAGAGTCCCATGGGACTTTCTGCTACCGTGGACGTACCTATACCAAATAAGGTATAGATCTTCTGAAGATCAGACCATAAAAGTTAATACTTTTGTGTTAAAAGAGAGGTATTTATACCTCTCTTTTTTTATTTGTAACCTATGTTACCGTTTAAAGACATATATACAGTAGCGAAAATAGGTGAAAAAAGTGAACCCAGAACCCTCTTACATTATGAGCCCAAACGAACACGAGGTGGAAACATGCATGCACTATTATCACGCAAT